TGGAACAACAGAAGCACAGCGAATCCGACGAACGCACAGGCATGATTGAAGAATACTTGGACATGCTTCTTCCCGAGGCTTGGGACAAGATGGATTTGGCAGAGCGCCGCACATTCTTGAATGACCCCTTGAGTGCGAAAGGCACCGTGCAGCGCAAGCACGTGTGCATAGCTGAAATATGGTGCGAGTGCCTTTTGAAAGACAAGACAGAAATTTCTAGGTATAAGACACGGGACATAAACGACATACTGCGCGCACTCCCGGGATGGGAGGCCAAGTCGTCTACCAAAAATTTCAAGATATACGGCACGCAGAAATACTATGAAAGAATCTGAAAAAGCCATAGAACGCGCCTTAGCGGCCGCAGTGAAAGAGCGCTTAGGTTTGTGCATCAAATTGACAAGCCCTCAATTCACAGGCCTCCCGGACAGGATATGCTTGATGCCCGGAGGGCGCGTAGTATTCTGCGAACTAAAGAGCAGCGGGCAGAAGCCTACGGCGCGGCAGCTATTCGTACATGGGCAGCTTAGGCAGTTAGGCTTCAAAGTATTCGTAATTGATTCAAAAGAACAGATAAACAGCGCTATAGATGCTAAGTGAAAAAAACCTGCACGCCTATCAAAAGACAAGCGTTGCGCACATAATCGAAAACCTCCAATGCGGGCTATTTTTAGATATGGGCCTTGGAAAGACTGTTTCGAGCTTGACAGCTGTAAAAAAGCTTATCTTTGATTTAGACATATCTACGGCCCTTGTCATAGCGCCCAAGCGCGTAGCCGAAAAGGTGTGGACCGACGAAGTGCACAAATGGAAGCACATTTCGGATTTGCGCGTGTCCGTCATAGCGGGCTCGGAAAAAGAGCGCATAGCTGCCCTTAAGAAAGATGCCGACGTATACACCATAAGCCGCGACAATATAGCTTGGCTGTGCATGTACTATGGCGGAAGCATGCTGCCATTCGATATGCTTATCATAGACGAACTTAGCTCGTTCAAAAGCGCGAAAAGCATACGTTTCAAAGCGCTCAAGAATGTTAGGAACAGTTTCAGCCGCATAGTGGGCCTCACGGGCACGCCTGCACCTAACGGCCTTATCGACCTGTGGAGCCAACTGTTTTTGCTTGACGGCGGCCAAAGGCTTGGGAAGCACATAACGAGCTACCGCGATTCGTACTTCAAGCCGGACAAGCGCAACGGCGCTACCATATTTTCATACAAGACGGCGCAGGACGGCGAAGAGCGCATATATGCCAAAATAAAGGATATTTGCCTATCTATGAAGACCGAAGACTATTTGAATATGCCCGAATTGATTACGCACAACGTTATGCTCGAGCTGCCTCCGAAAGCGCTCAAAGCATACATGGACTTCGAAAAAGAAGAGGTGCTTGAACTAGTCAAAGGCTTAGACGAAACGGAGACCATATCCGTAGCCAACGCAGCAGCCTTATCTATCAAGCTGCTGCAGTTCGCTAACGGCGCCATATACCGGGAAGACAAGACGCACGCACCAATGCACGATATAAAGCTAGATGCCTTAGAAGATATTGTAGAGGCAGCCAACGGCCGGCCGGTCCTTGTCGCATGGTCGTTCAGGCACGATTTGATGCGCATAAAAGAGCGGCTTAAGGCTTATGACGTCCGAGAGCTCAAGACAAGCCAAGACATTGAAGATTGGAATGACGGCAAGATTGAGGTTATGCTATTGCACCCCGCCTCAGGAGGGCACGGGCTGAACCTGCAGCGCGGCGGCAATACGTTAGTTTGGTTCGGCCATACTTGGAGCTTGGAGTTATACCAACAGCTTAATAAGAGGCTTCACAGGCAGGGGCAGACTTCAGTCGTGAATATGTACAAGCTAATAACTGCCGGGACGATCGACGAAAGGGTCATTGCTGCCCAAGAGCAGAAAGCCGAAGGGCAGAATAGGCTAATGGATGCAGTTAAGGACCTTATCAAAAAATACCAAAAGCCATGAAACAGGAAGAGCTAGACGAACGCTATATGCGCATGGCCGAGATATGGGCCGAAAATTCACGAGCTAAGAGGCTTAAGGTCGGGGCCTTGATTGTCAAAGATGGGTCAATCATATCCGACGGCTACAATGGCACTCCCGCGGGCTTCGACAACGAATGCGAAGACGCAGACGGAAACACTAAGCCAATAGTGCTTCATGCCGAAGCCAATGCAATTGCCAAAATTGCCAAAAGCAGCAATAGCAGCTTGGATTCTACGATTTATGTATTATATTCGCCTTGCATAGAGTGCGCAAAGCTTATCATTCAAGCAGGCATTTCGCGCGTTGTATACAAGCACACATACAGGCTTTTAGATGGTTTAACCCTGCTGGCTCAAGCTGGTGTAAATTTGACTCAAATATGAATATCCTAGAGAGGGCCGACCAAATCGTCAACGGCCGCACAGAAGAGAAGGAGCGCCAATACGGCGACTTCCACACTACCATGAACAACATGCGCGACATATTCAATGCTATGACCGGGCACAAGCTCGAGACGCGCGATATGTACATGGCTATGGTCGCAATGAAGCTTGCACGGCAGAGGTTTGCGCATAAGGAAGATAACCTATTGGACCTAGTCGCCTACGTTGGCTCGCTGAACGACTTGGAAGAGCAGATCAGCGAATTCAAAGCAAGCAAAGAGGCTGAAGCACGGCAGCACGAACCTCAATCTATTGGCTGTTGCAGTTGTGGCTTTCCTGCCACTGTTGGATGCAACTGCTGACAAATCCAAACAATGATTGTTTGGATGCAATCTATTGGCTATCAATCAGTTACAGAAAAGCGCCTAAACAATATAAACAATGATTGTTTAGGCGCAACTGTTTGATAATCAATGAGTTAAGTACCCATAAACAATATAAACAATAAAACAATAACAAAAACAAAGACCTCTGCATCCCTATATTATATGAATATCTATAATACCAATATTCATATATTCTATATTTATCCCTTCTTATTTATATAATATTATTGTTTATATTGTTTATATAGATATAAGATATTGATTTTCAATCAGTTACACATAAACAATGAGATTTTTATTGTTTATGGGACTTTTCGTAAGTGATTGAAAACCAATGGCTTACGCATAAACAATGAATTGAATACATTGTTTATGGCTAAAATAATTTGAAAATAATTGGTCAAAAACTTTCAAGTGTCAATACTAGTGCCTACTTTAGCAACATAATCAAACACTCAAACACTCAAACACTCTAACACACCAACACCATGGCTACTTTAGAAAACATCAACGCCGCAATGCAACTTCTGCCCGCAAGTTTCTATCTTGGAAAGCGTAGCAGCTTAGAAGCTTTAACAAACAATAAAGATGGGTATATGTTTAAGGTTTCCGGCGTCGTTATTTTGAACGGCACAGAACTTAGCTTAGAAAACTACTACGTAAGCGTAGATGGTATTGTTAGGGCCTTAGTAAGGCATGCAAGTGTTATGCAAGACACTAACATTGAAGAGTTGGTGCAAGTTGGCACTCAAGTTCTTGATTTGCTTAATGTTGAAACAGTTATGTATTGCTTAGAAAAAGGTTTGGTTTTTACAACCAAAAATAATTAGTCAAAAACTTTCAAGTGTCAATACTAGTGCCTACTTTAGCAACATAATCAAACACTCAAACACTCTAACACACCAACACCATGGCAAAATTAACAACCAAAACTACAAAGCCTAGTGGCCGATTTGGTTACATGTACGTAATTACTGAAATAAAGCTGAACGGTGTGCGTTGCGGAAGCATAAGCCAAAGCTCGCCACACCAAATAACGCTGTCTGTCTTCAAAGAAGATTTGGACGAAGATAAAAACCCAAACTGTCCATTCAAAAACATTCACCTTGCGGCAAAGTTTGAATCAGTAGCCCAAGCAAAAGCATGGCTTAGCGAAAAGTCTGAGATTTTGCAAGCTAAATACAATATTTACGCACTTAAAGACTAAAGCTATGTACGAAGGAAAAGAAATATGCCAAGGCTGCCAAAAGCCGGGCACCGAGAAGCCAAGGCAGCACAGGCATGGATTGTGCAGCGGATGCAACAAAACACTTAGGGCTGGCGCTGAAGTGCTTGCCATAGAAAAGTCAGATAAGGCGCCACGCATTATGGTGCGTCAGCACTTCCATGCTTTTAAGTCTAAAAGCGCAAACGATGTTGCTTTTGCCTTATTGTCAGCACTTAATGAGCCAAATGCGCCGTATATGCGAGCAGATACGCTTAAATACACCTTTGGCACAAATCAGTTCTATATAGTGCGCGAAGACGTGTTTGAAGCGCTCAAGCCTGTGATGCTGAAAATAGACGAAGAGCTGTATAAGCATGAAATGGAGATGTGCAATATGTCTTACACTGTGCGCGACGCCGTGGCAGCCGAAAAAGAGCGCATCTATAACGAAGGTGTGCAGCATGGGCGGAACCTGCTTATGCAACTGAACAGCGGAACCTTGACACTCTCGGACCTCGATAAAAATGTTGCCTACACTGAAAAATAATTGGCCAAAAACTTTCAAGTGTCGATACTAGCACCTATATTAGCACTATCAAATTATCATTCACTCTCAAACACACCAACACCATGACAAAGAATGAAAAACTAGTTTCAGTAGCCGTAAAAAAACAAGCTGGTGTTTTTACACATGTCGCAAAGTTCAACAACACCAATAACGCTAGCAAAAGGACTGCTACGCAAGTTAAAGCCATTTTGACGTCTGCAGGCTTTGATAAGGCAATAACTGTAGAAAATACAGGCAATGGCCGCAACTTTTGTGTTGGTGTAGCAGATACAATCAACATGCGCATGCGCTTGAAAAGCCTTGGCTTTATTCTTGAGCGCAGCAACGGCGGCCCTGTTACTTATATTTCATGTTTCTAACACACCACCACTATGCTACTAGGATTAAGATATGCAGAGCAGCTTCAGACTGCGCAAGCCGAATTGCTTGACTTCTGCAAAAGCGAAAATGTGCGCATAAGCCGCGTGCTAGCTATGGACTACTACTATAAGCAGGGCGTTGAAGTGATAAACGTGTGGACGCTATCAAGCAAAGGCCAAATAAGCCAGCATAGGCGCAAAATAGACTACAACAGCGATGATAGTTCTATGACCCAATATTGGTTCGACGTAGATGCGTCTAGCATGGAAGATATTGAATGGATATATAGCAATACGCTTGGCAAAGTGGTTATGGTTCTGCTGCATTTAGGCAAGTCAGTTTTTTGGGCAAAACAGATACAATTTTAACTGTAAAAATAAATATGGAACTTTGTTTTTGTTTTAAGACAAAGTTCCATATATTTGCAAAAGCACCAAAAGCACCAAAAGCACACAAAGATGGCAAAGGAAATACACAAAAAAACGGGCGAAGAATTCGACAGCCCTTGGAGGCGCAAGTCTTTGCGCAGCGATATGTTCAAAAAGAACGGCAAGCGCAAAAGCATAGAAGATGCGCCGAAGTTTTGGGCCCTCGCCTGCGAGTACTTCGCGGAAGTGGACGAAAACCCGATATACAGGAATGAGCTGCTTAAAAGTGGAGACCTTGCAGGCACGCAGGCTCAAGTGACTTTAGCCCGCCCGTATTCATGGCGCGGATTCGAAGCTTTTCTAGTACTGCGTGGCATAGTAAGCAAGCTAGATGACTATCGCTATAACACGCTTGGCAGGTATGACGACTATATAGAAGTAGTGCAGGCAGTCGGCAGCGTGATGCACGCCCAAAAATTCGAAGGCGCTTCTGTTGGGCTATTCAATGCGAACATAATCATGTCGGATTTGAAGATGGCAGAGATTGTGCACACGCACTTGAGCGGCAACGTGTCCAACGAGCCTGAATACGACAAGCTAAGCGATGAGACGCTTGAAGACATTGCAAGAAACACACCAAAGCAATAACAGATATGCAAGGCCTAAAAGTGTCAGCAGATAAGGCTTTGGCCGAACTATGCAGGCGCAGCTTCTATAGGTTCCTGCAAGAATTTTGGAGTGTCTTGATTCCTGAAGTGCCCGTGTGGAATTGGCATATAAAGTACCTATGTGACGAATTGCAGTACCTCAATGCGTTCGTTGTGGCCCGTAAGCCTAAGCCATACGATTTAGTGATAAACGTGCCGCCGGGTTCTACTAAGTCAACTATAGCCTCGCAGGCGTATAACGCTTGGATTTGGACTGTTGACCCGACACAAAGGATAATAGGTGCAAGCTATGCAAATGCCCTATCCTTATCGCATGCCATTAAGACGCGCGATATTGTACAGTCAGACAAGTATAGGCGCCTATTTCCCGAGGTCGAATTGAAGTCAGACCAAACAGGCAAATCCGACTTTAGGAATACGCATGGCGGGCAGCGCTTCACCACATCGACAGGCGGCTCTATAACAGGCATGCACGCGCATCAGATAATCATCGATGACCCTATAAACCCGCTGCAAGCAGCTTCGGACACAGAGAGGCAGTCGGCAAATGACTTCGTAACGAAAACGCTATCGACTAGGAAAATAGACAAGGCTGTTACGCCTACCATATTGATTATGCAGCGCCTGCACGAGCAGGACCCCACGGGCGTAATGCTTAGCAAAAAAGCGAACAAGATTAAGCATATATGCCTGCCTGCAGAAGACGAAGGCAACGTGCTTCCGAGAGAGATAGCGGCAAACTACGTAGATGGGCTTTTGGACCCCGTGCGCCTTAGCTTAGAAATATTGGAAGAATCGAAGACAGACTTAGGGGGCTACGGCTATGCTGGGCAATTCAAGCAGAAGCCGGCGCCAGACGAAGGCGGCATTCTTAAAAAAGCGTGGTTCGATGTTGTGGATTGGCAGCCGGGCTTTGAAGCACTATGTTGGAACGTGGCAGCAGATACTGCATACACAGCAAGCGATAAGAATGACCCTAGCGGCTTCATTGCCTATGCGGAATACCAAAACACGTTCTATATACGAAGCATCGCCGTAGAGCATCTAGAATTCCCCGAGCTTTGCCGAAGCATAGCTTCTTTCGCAAATATGAACGGCTATACGAGGCGCAGCATGATTTATGTAGAGCCGAAAGCCTCGGGCAAATCATTGGTGCAGACGATAAGGCGCGAGACGTCTTTGAACATCACGGAGGGAGCGAACCCAACGACAGACAAGATAGCGCGAGTCAAAGGCATAAGCCCTATGTGCGAAGCTAAAAGGGTTAAACTTATTCGCGGTGTGTGGAATGAACAATTCTTAGACGAAGTCTGCACGTTCCCTAATGCTGCGCATGATGAACTAGTCGACTGCCTTACAATGATGTTGGATGGGCAGCGGAAAAAAAATATTGGCATTCGTAGAACTAATTGATATTTATTTCATATATTTGTGTTTTCTATGCAACGCGCATTTGTTCAATAAAAATAACAAACCATGGGCTTACTTTATACATGCCCGGAAGCCGCCTCAATCGCGGACTTGCCGGAAGACTGCAAAGAATCGTTTGGGCAGATTCAGAAAGCTGTTTTTCAGCGCACATTCGCTAGCGCAGGCACAAAGAATGCTATCGCAAACCCTTTGCTGCTTGCTAGTTGGACGGCTTTGCTTGCTGCAGCGGATGGCACCAAAGTAGTGCCAAGCCCTTATATGCAAGCACCTACAACGGAGCCCGGGGCTGCGCGCACCTATGGTGGCGGCAACGAGACGCTCGGAGGCATTGAGCTTATCGTCGGTCGCGAGCCAACGACATTCACAGCCAATATTTTGGAGAGCAAGCAGAGCACCATCAAAGCGCTCAAAACGTACATGGGAGAGACCGCAAGCGTTTTCCTAGTTGACGAATATGGGCGCATTGGTTGTATCGCAGACGACCCCGAAACACCTACGGAATACTACGGGATCCCGGTGCGTGCGCTGTTCGTTGGCGACAAGACATTTGGAGGCTTGGAGGCGCCCGACATGAATTCAGTGCAATGGAAGATGCTGCCCAATTGGTCGGACAACTTCGTTATTGTCACTCCGACAGACTTCAACGCACTTACGGACCTTGTACCATAATGGCTAAGAAGCAAAAAATATTGCTTCAGGCCGGAGCCGACCGCCGTTATTTTGATGCAGAGCACGCCGCGCGCGTCTTAAGCATGAAGAATAACGGCGGGTGGCACTTGCCCGAAGATTCAACCTATAAACTGCAGGAAGATGGAACTTTCGCTAGACGAAATAAAGGCGGCCTTGATAAGCCCGCGGAATCGTAGTTCTTTGCATAAAGCCGTCGAGCACGAAGAGCGAATAAAGTTCCATGCAGATGTAGAACTTGAGCAAAGGAATGTGTCTAGGGCGTTCGGGGTTTTTCTTGATTGGGTTGCGACTATTTTGCCTAAAGACAAATACCGCGTATTCCTATCGCTGTTCAAACTGCCGACACCGAATGCGCAGCTTGCCAATGAGATATTCACGGAGCTCAAACAGATATGGGATGGCACAAACCCCGTATACCAATACCAATTTACAAGCCAAGAATACAAAGAAGACTGGCTTGCATATAGGCGCGATGCTTTGGAGAGCCCAGAAGTGTGGAAAACAAAAGGATGGGAGGCCTTCAGGTCTGCCATAAATTCAGTGCTTATTGTTGACTTGCCAAAAGAGCAAAAAAGCAAGCTGCCCGAGCCTTATTTCTACTTTCTTGACATAGCAAAAGTGCATGATTTTGCTATGGATGGCGACGGCTTAGCCTATATAATGTTTTGGGAAGCTGAAGACAAATTGGCTGTTGTGGATGGCGCGCAATATAGGCTTTTGCAGGTAGATGGCGACAAAGTAAAAGCTGTGCTTCACGAAGCGCAGCACTCCTTAGGCTACTGCCCCGCAGAATTCTTTTGGCGCACGCCAATAAACAGGAAAGAGCAAGCTGTAAAAATGTCGCCCTTATCTGCGCATTTGACCAACCTAGATTGGCTTCTGTTCTTTATGACGTCTAAGAAGCACTTAGACTTATATGCCGCTTATCCTATATACTCAAGCTACGCGTCAGACTGCGACTTCGAAAACAACCAAACGGGAGAGTATTGCGATGGTGGGTATCTTAGGAATTCAGGTGGCAGCTTTATGGTGTCGCGCGACGGCGCCGTGCATCAATGCCCTATTTGCGCAAGTAAAAAGATAGTTGGTGTAGGTTCGTTTATAGAGGTGCCAATACCTGAAAAGGATGGGCCGGATTTGCGAAACCCTATAACTGTAACGCCTGCGGACGATAAAAGCCTATCCTATAACACTTCTGAAGTAAGCAGGCTGCGCGCAGAGATATTTGCGGGAGCTGTTGGGGCGGGAGGCGGCATGCTAACGAAAGAGAGCGTTAACGAGATGCAAGTTAAAGCTAATTTCCAAAGCAAAAATGCTGTTTTGGCACTAGTTAAGGATAACTTTGAGCTAGCTATAAAGTTTGTCGAAGACACATGCTGCCGCTTGAGGTATGGCGTGAACTTCATAAATAGCAGCATATCGCTAGGCACTGAATTCTTTAACTTGACGATAGAAGATCTTTATGCTAAGTACAAACAGGCAAAAGAGCTTGGGGCGCCCGTAGCAGAACTTGATGCTTTGTTAGGGAAAATCATAGACACGCAGTATCGCAACAATCCCGTGATGCAGCAGCGCGTAAAACTATTGATGCAGTTAGAGCCGTATAGGCATTACACTGTGCAAGAACTTTCAGGCTTGACTTCTACAGGCTTAATAGATGAAAAGCTTTTGAAGCTCAAGATAAATTTTAGCCACTACATAGACAGGTTCGAGCTTGAAAACATGGACGTTTCGGCTTTTGGTTCTGCCATAAGCCAAGAACAAAAAATCAGTATTGTTAACGAAAAATTACAGAGTTATGTCAACGAAAAAAACGTCGATTGAAGAGGCGGCGCAAGAAGCTAAAGAGAGTGCTTTGAACAAAGCGGCTGAAATTGCAGAATCCGGCGTATACGAGCCGAGTGCAAAAGAAAAGAGCCTTTTTCATGTGCAGCTTGAAAAAGTGAAGTTCAACCCTGTAACGGGCGAGAGGCTTTCTAAAGCCGTGATTCAGAAGTTCAACCCAAAGGCGTACGCCAACTTCATTAAGTTTGCCGCAACGCTTGGCTTCACGAAAGTGGAAGTCCTTTGGAATCCCGAAGAAGACAATTTCTAACCTTAAAAACAAACAGGCATGGCCCTCACACCAGAAACCTTAAAGGCTACCACTGTGCTAGCTGCACTAACAGAAGAGCAGCTAGCAGCGATAGCCACGCTTTCAGTCAATGACGAAGCGCGCGTTGTTTCTTCCAAAGTAAACGAGCATTTCAGCAAGCTTGAAGAAACCGTAAAAGCTGCAAGCGGCGTGGCAAAAAAAGACGGAGAGAAGCCGCAAGAATACATATCGCGCACCTTGGTAGCTTTCAAAGAGCAAGCCACGGGAGCGGAAGCATTCAAAACCGAGTCGGAAAAGCATAAAGCTAAAATAGCTGAATTGGAGACCGCTATCAAGGCGGGCGCCGGCTCAGACATTATTGCTAAGCAGCTGCAAGATTCTAGGAACGAGCTTAGCGCGCTGCGAAACGCTTTCGATTCTGAAAAAGCTGCTTGGGCAGGAAAGGAAAAAGAGCTAGTTGGCGAAATTTCTAACATACGTGTGGGCTCAGAATTCAGCAAAGCTTTGGCCTCGCTCAAGTTCAAGCCTGAATATCCCAAAGAGGTCATTGAAACCATGGTAAGCAATGCCAAAGAAAAAGTGATGCGGGAATATAAGCCAGATTGGCTAAATGTTTCAGGTTCCACGGCTTTGGTATTCAGAGACCAGACGGGAGAGATTGCAAGGAACAAAAGCAACGCTTTGAATCCATACACGCCCGAGGAGCTGCTAAAACAGCATTTGCAGGTTGTGCTAGACACAGGCAAGACGCAAGAGGGAGCCGGCACAAAAGGTGAAGGTTCTGCAGGGCAAAAATCGGACCCTGTGGACCTGCGAAGTGCAAAAACGCAGCTTGAAGCAGACAGGGCTATTGCTGCTGCTTTGATGGCGAAAGGGCTTACTAGAGGCAGTGCAGAATTTGCTTCAGAGCAGACAAAGTTAAGGGCTGAAAACAAAGTAAGCCTGCTTCCTATCCGCTAAGAAAAAAAACGACAAATAAATCAACTTTTGTTTTTATTTGTCGTTTTTTATTTCTACATTTGTTGCTAATCGAATAGCAATTTTCAAACTATAAATATAAGGGCATGTCGTTAATCAACACACGCGTTCAGAACGTCAGAGCCGCCGGTAACATTGATAAAAACGAGTTGAGGGCTTCGCGCTATGGCGCGCTTGATTTGTTCATGATGCAATCGTCAGACCCGGCCGGTATTTTGACAGAAGAGCTTAAGCAGAAAGCGCTTAGCTCAATTGGCAATACATTTGAAACGCCCGTCATTGATTATGATGGCAGCGTAACAATTGGAAGCACGCGCAGCGTGACAATTGCAGACGATGAAAACACGTCGCAGATGCACACAATTTCGTTCGCTACATTTTCGTGGGGTTTCACAATCGTGCCCGCTATGTATATGAACAACGAGATTGCAATCCAAGCGGATTTTCAGCGCAAGTTTTTGAAGTACCTTTACAAGTTTGCGGAGACGCTTGATGCTGTGGCTGTGGCTGCTTTGGATTCGGCCAAAACGCAAGTTTTCGAAGATGCTTTGAATTATGCTATCACGGGCGACGTGCTGCAGGCGCCTTGGACTTCGCGCGACAACGTTATTGGAGACATTAACCCTATCATGGCGGCCAACGATCACTATGGCCAAATCCATTTGCTTGGAAACGCAGGCATTGAGAGCATCATACGCAAGCTAGCAGAAAGGGGTATCTACAACAGCGAAAACAAGACGCTCGAGTATTCAGACAAGATGCTGCACTTTTCTACGCGCATTGGCAATGGTGTAGGCGAATTCGCAAACGCTTTTGCTGTGCAAGGTGGTTCCCTTGGCGTTCTTACCCGCTTTGAGCGTGAAAGCTTGCTTGGCACGACCATGCAGGACGGCACAGAGTGGGGCATTGAGACGCTGCCTATGATTAACTTCCCTTGCGGTACGTACTTCTACGAAAGCAAAGGAGACTTCTCAGGCATTGCAGGCGCCGCTACAGCGGACATGACCCGGGCACGCAAAGAGCACTATGGTTTTGCCGTAGATGTTGCTTTCATTACGCCGTATAACTCGGACCCTGCGACCATCGCAAATCCGATTATGCAGCTTGCCGTATTGGCAGAAGTATAAAAATTTCCTTTTGGTGTGGGGAGAGTGGTGGTAAGGGGCGCGGCGGTTTTTCAGTCGCGCCCCTATCATCTTATCAAATAGAACAGATATGTATAGGCCTAAAGATGCAATAGACGGACTTTTTGGCTTGATAGGTTGGCGAAAGCACTACAACCCGTCAGGGGTTTTCTTAGCTGCTTCTATGTTAGAATCTAGGACAAGCCAATGCTACCAAGATTTTCACCCCCTGCTTACGTTAGATAACATCGAAGCGGTCGCACCGCAGTTTGAAGCAACGAACCATGCAGCTTGGAATAGCCTCAAGGCATACGCTGTTGGCGACGTAGTTTCTGTTGCTTCAGCCACTTACCAATGTTTGCGAGCAGGCACAGGCCAAAACCCTACAACAGCGGCAGCTTATTGGGAGCTTACAAATGAATTTTCTATTTGGCTAAAAGAAAAAACAAGGGCCGCCATAGGGAATGCAATTAGGAAGGTGTGGGCTGAAAAACTAAGCGACAGCACATTAAAAAACACACTAGAGCAGAAATACCTTTTTGATGGCACGGGCCGGATGGTAGATGTTATACCAAACGAAGGAAAGCTTGTAGGATTTGAGTTAGTACCAATACGCGCAAGCGGCGTGACTGTAAAAATAGAGAAGGTTGGTATACAGACTAACGGGCAGGGCCATATGACTGTATATCTAATGCACTCAAGTTCTAAGGTGCCCGTTGCGACGTACGAATTCAATAAAATCCGCATAGGCACTATAGAATGGTTTAACGTTGGCGAGTATCTGCCATACGTAAGCGATGCAACAGACGCGGGAGGCAGCTGGTACCTAGTATATAAGCAGGCAGAGCTAGCTAATGGGATGCAAGCAATTAGCAAAGACAGGGATTGGTCAAAAAAACCATGCTCAAGCTGTTCCGCATACGATTCTAGCTCGTACACTGCTTGGAGTCGCTACCTAGAGGTACACCCGTTTTGCGTTAGTGGCTTCAATGCTGAACCAGATTTTAACAACGACTTCAATAGTGACTTCGCAGGGCCAGGCTTAGAGCTTTGGGACGTAGAAGATAACCAATACACATACAGCACAAACTACGGCCTGAATCTTCAGGTAGCTATAGAGTGCGACCCGACAGACCTTATCATAGCCAACGCCCGTACGTTTCAAAACTTAATTGGTTTGCAGCTTGCTTCCGATATGCTTCTTGAAATGGCGTATAACGCAAACGCGCGCATCAATAGACGGCAGCAATTGGCTTCGCAGCAAGAAATATTGTACGCTTTGGATGGCGACAGCCAAGGCTATAAAAAATCAGGCATAGCACACTCGCTAGCTTTAGAGCTGAAAGGTTTGAGCCTAGACATGACAAACATGAGCCGCCTATGTTTTACATGCAATAAAAAAGGCGTAAAGTTTATGACTGTATAACATGGAGGCCTTAGTTAGAATGATAGCAGGCTTAAAGAAGTTTGAGCAGCTTATACTAGACACGGTTAGAAGCACGCTAGAGCAGTATGATTACATAGCACTCGATATGGTGGCCCAAGACCAGCTATATGAAAGAGGCATTGACGGAGACGGGCGCTTTATTGCAGATACCCAACCCTATGCAGCTTTTACGATAGCCGTAAAACAGGCAAAAGGTCAACCAACAAACAGAGTGACGCTAAGGGACGAAGGAGACTTTCATGCCTCGTTTAAGTTAGAATTCTATGACACATACTGCACCATCGTTGCAACAGACGAAAAAACAGAAGCTTTGATGCTTAGATATGGGCACCAAATATTGAACTTAACAGACGAAAACGTGTCGGAATTAGCGCAAAACTATGTAGCGCCGGCCATAACAGAACTTCTTAAAAACTATGCTAGCTCGAGTACCTAAACCGCAAAGCCCTTATGGGTTTGATGTACCTATAGGATTGATGCAAGACGCTTTGGCGGAAGAATTCAATTGGCTTAACCACGTGTTCGGAGCTGCGCAGAACTTAACCGAGAGGCGTGGGACAAAGCTCGTGAAATACCCGGGCGTGTATGCTTCCGCTAATCAATACATAAGCGTTCTTCCTAGCGACACGCTTGGCAACATATCTTTTTTCATGCTGCATGACCCCATAGAGGTCAAGCCGTTGTCGGGCCGCAGTTCGATATTGACTGCCAAGGCGTCGATTGTATTTTGGGCAAATCTGAATACTGTATTCGGTGCTTCGATTGACAGGAACGCAGAAAGGATGACGCAGGACGTGTTGAAATTCATAAACGGTATGCGAACAAAGCAAGGACGTTTCGTTGCGTCTACGATGTATAGAAACAGCCGACACGTATACCAAGGCTTTGATATTGAAGAAGCCGACCATCAATATTTAATGCAGCCTTATTTTGGGCTGCGCATAGAGGGAAAACTAATACACCGAGATATATGTTAAGCTTAACAATCTGTTTGGCACTGCTATCTAGCTTTGCCGTTTTGACTTTGGGCAAAGCTGGCCTATTTGAGTATTGCGCGCTGCACGCCCCTAAGCAAGTGGCAAAAGCGTGCTCATGCAGCTTGTGCGTTTCTTTTTGGGCAAATGTCGTTGTAGCCGTCTTGGTATACATGCTAATTGGCGACCAAACCGTTTTAGTGTGCCCGCTTGTAGCCACTCCGTTGACTAGAATATTGATACAGTGAAGACAAGCAAAATAGCCAGCCAAAGCGTAAGATATTACGATAGCTTAGAGGAGCTGCCAATATGGCGGTTCCAAAAGTTCAATAAGTTTCTGCTAGTCGATGCAGGCGTCGGAAGCGACTTGGCAAGCATAGACAGCAAGATTGCTAAAATAAGGGCACACCTGAGCGCGGGGCGCACCAAAGAGGCAGATATTGAACTTGTTAATGTGCGGCAAGCTATGCTATTGGTTATGTCAGAGGTAAGCCCAAAGCACATGGCTTTTTCTGCGCTTGTGCATAGCATAGGCGAAAAAGAATACAGCAGCCCGTCGGACTCAGCAATGCAAGAGATATTTGCATTGCTGAACACAGAAAAAGCAAGCGCCCTTTCGGCGCTAGTCGATGCAATGCGAAAAAAGTTCGACGCGGAATTAAAAGCCTTGTTTCCGGTGGCTTTCGATTCCGCAAAAACTAACCAACAATATGACCTGCTTAAAAGGCGCGTGCTTGCTATAACCAAGGGTATAACAAAGCTCGTAAGCTATAGTGCAGAGCTTGATGCGTTAGACGACAGCATATTGACTGTGCACAAACCGGAAAAATTCATGGGCGCCGATAACCCGGAAACAGCCTACGATAAAAATTTCAACGACTTATGCGCCTTTATGCTTACGCAAAACATACAGGCGCCGAAGCAAATGATGACCATAGACTTCTATGCCACGTTTGAGTTAATAAAGAAGTCTGCAAAACCAAACGCTAAAAAACATGGCAGATAGTCAACTGAAATACTCGGACTTTGTCAAGCCGGATGAAAGCATAACAAATCTAATAGCACAGCTGGAGGAGTTGCTAAAGCACTATGGCATGCTATACGGCAAAATAAAGGCGGACGCGCAAGACCTAGAAAAGTCAATGAAGTCTGCATCTACAGCCACGGACACCGGCCGCAAAGCCATTGAAAAAGCGACGGCTGAAGCAGACAAATTAGCTGCGGAATATGAGAAGCTTACGGCTGCGCAATCAGACACTGCCAATGAGCTTGCTAAGCTGCGCGCAGAGCAGCAGAAACAGAACGCCGTAAACAAGCTAACTGAAAAGTTTAATAACTCGCTAGAGGGTTCCTATGACAAATTAAGCGCGCAGTATTCTTTGAATGTTATGAAGCTGAATGCTATGTCAAAAGCAGAGCGTGAGCTATCGCAAGAGGGCTTGATGCTAACTGCATCTACAAAAGACGTACGCAATGAAATGAAACGCTTGAAAGAAGAAACCGAAGACCATCGCTTGTCTGTGGGTGACTACGAAAAAGGGTGGCGTGGACTTGTGCAGCAAATGTCAGAAACTAACGGTGCCGCTGGTAGCGCTGCGCAGGGTATTGGTGGCTTAGACGACGCGGCAAAAAAACTTTTAGCTAATCCCATAGTGTTGATGTTATCAATACTTGCAGCCACGCTATATGGTCTGTTTAGCCTATTCAAAAGAACCGAATCGGGAGCCGACTTGATGGCAAAAGCCACGGGCGCTTTGAACGCTGTTTTGTCTATCGCTGTAGGCGTAACAGACAAACTATATAAAGCTATGCTTTCGGCTTTTGAAAACCCACAGCAGGCGCTTAAAAACTTAGGAGAGGCAATAGTAAAACAGGTTCTTAATAGGCTTAATTCGTGGACGCTAATAGCTAAAGCAGCTGGTCAAGCTATGCAGGCCCTTGCAAGTAGGGATATGGCAGCATTGGAACAGGCTGGCAAAGACGCAGGCACGGCTTTGATTCAAATGACTACCGGCTTAGATGCCCAACAGCAACGCGAATTTGGCAAAGCTATAGCAGATACTACGGAAGAGATAAAAGCGCAGACAGCGGCATTTGTGGCGCTTGAGGCTTCTCGCAGAGGTGTACGCAAAGAAAACAGGAACCTGCAGAGAGCACTTGAAGAAGTAATAACAAAAGAGGAGCTAGCAAAAGCAGTTGCCGACGACGCGACAAAGTCTTTCAAAGAGCGCGAAGCGGCAAACAAAGAAGCCCAAGAAGCAACAATAGAGAGGGCTAAGCTTGAAACAAAAATAGCGTCTAACAATTTAGGGCTAATTAGCCGTGAAATTGATATGCGCAGCAAAAACGGCGAAAACGTGGAAGAACTGCTTGATGCGCAGCTCGGAGCCTATTCGCAGTTGAAAGCTGCGCAGCGCAGTTATCTGTTGGCTGTGCGCGACAACGAAAAAATAGAGTCTGAGCTCAAACAGGATAGGCTTGAAAAAGACCTAGACATATTGATTGATGGTTTTGAAGCGCAGCAAGCTATAAACTTAGCTATTGCAAACGATACTACGCTAACTGAACAAGAGAGGCGCAAAAAAATAGAGGAGACTCGGGCACTAGCTGAAAGGTCATTTGCAAAGCAGATGGAAACCATACAACAGTTCACAGGTATAAGCTTGGATTCGACGGCCCTAATAACAGAGGCGGATGCTGTAGCGCTTAACCAAAAAATAAGGGCTTATGACCTTTCGGAAGTTATTGAGGGCAGATTGCTTGAGGCAGTCAACGGCCGCAAGAATGCTTTGGTGGGGCTATCTGAAGCAGAAAAAAAGCTAGCTGCAGACAAACTAAAAGCAGAGCAAGACGAACTTAAGCTTAAAAAAGAGAGTGCAGCAAAGCAATACGATAGCGCCTTGGTAGCCTATGAGCAGGAAAAAGAGCTGCGCATATCTGAAATAGATTTGATGCAGGTTACGGAAGCTGAAAAGACAAAACTAAAGCTTGCTGCAGAAAAGGACCGGCTTGAAAAAATGCTTAAGCTAAACGCCGACGTTGAGGGCCGCATGACAGATATGCAGGTGGCCGCTGCTCGCAACACAATAAAGAAACTTGAGGCAGAAATAGCCAAAGCAGGTGGTGGTGAAAATAAAGACTTGTATGCAGCCCTTGGTTTTGATTTGGACGACGAGCAAAAGCAAGCTGTTTCAGATTCGCTTAAGTTCATAAAAACAGCCATAGTGGATTTGCTTGATGCAAGGATAGCAGCCATAGATGCTTCACTAGAAAAGTCGCAAGAAGAAAAAAGCGAAATACAGAGCCGCTACGATTTAGAGCTTGAAAATAGGGCTAATGGCTTGGCAAACAATGCAGCTCAAGTGCAAAAAGAATTAGAGTTGAACAAAGCAAAAGAAGATGCTTTGTTGAAACAGAAAGCCAAGGCGCAAAAAGCAAAGGAGCTCATAGACACAGCTACACAGATAAGCAGTTTAATAACGGCTTCTTCAGAAATATGGGCTAGCTTAAGCGGAATTCCAGTTGTCGGGCCTGTGTTGGCAGTTGCGGCAATAGCTGCTATGTTTGGTAGCTTTGCAATTTCAAAAATAAAAGCCAAGGCAGCGAGCAAGCAGCAGTATGGAGATGGCGGGTTTGAATTTCTAGATGGTGGCTCGCACGCCTCGGGAAACGATATTCCCATAGGCATGACTGCAAATGGCAAACAGCGCACTGCTGAAGGTGGCGAGGCTTTAGCCGTCATAAATAAGAAAAACACGCGCAAATATAAGCATCTAATACCTACGATTGTAGATTCACTCAACGCAGGAAATTTTGAAAAGCACTTTGCGGATTCGGCTGCTTACGCTACGCAGATAATGTCAGTCTCAGATGCAACGGACACTAGCACTATGGAAAAGCGCTTAGAGCAATTAGTTAGCCAAGGAAACGCGCGCACCTACACAGATGAGCGTGGGCGCTTAGTAGAAATAAAAAACAACTTAAAACGCACTTATGTTTAATTGGACACTAAAAACTAAAAAGCCAACCACAGTCAATATGCTAGACCCCGAGCGCGCTGTGCTAGGATTCAAGTGGATTGGCGGCGAGGCTGTTGTTAGCTTGACAGATAACTACGTGCGCCTGCCAGTTGTTGCGCTAGAAGTCTATTATCTGCAGACGCCTAGCTTTGTTGCGACTTTCACAAACGCAGCATTCTACGATGCCAACGGCTTGCTGCTTTCAGAATCAGTGCCAGTGCTTGGAGCCACAGCGCCCGCCGGAGCCGTTACGGGCTTCTTTTCATTTGTCATTGCGGACACTATAGAAAATTTAGCTATAGTGTCCGGTGCCGGGGCGTTTGAACTGTATTACGATTCTGTGCCGGCAAATCCGATGTATAGAAAGCTTAATAGGACCGTCAAGGCTGAGCCGGGGCAGCAGTTCTATAGGGAATCAATAGATGGAAGCTTAGTGTTCTTAAAAAGCGACTATGACTATATAGTTGGGCTGCCGTTCGATACCACTATAAAAGTGCTAGGCTTCGATTCAGAAAGCGGCCAAAGCATAAGCGCCTATTTTCATTTGACCGACTGCGAGATAGATTCAGACGACAAGAAATTGACGGCTAAGCTAAGCACCACAGACCTATATGAAGACTTCCTAGGCAGCAAAGACAAGGTATTTAACTTGCTTGACATAGCGGCCGAGTTAGAGCCTGTTTTGCTTACGCGCAGGCCTATTCTGCAGGTATATGTAGCCGGAGACAATGTGCTAACGAACATAGTGTCAGGCGCTTATTGGGAACAGCAGCTTAGCATAGACCCGGTATATGATGACAGCGTTTTAACAGGAACGCACAAGATGTTCAATGCTTTGAACATACGCGCCATTCCCGCAAGCTATGTCCCACTGCTAAGCACAGACGTAACCGGGAGCTACAATAGCAGCCGCGTTAATACGACAAAGCCATACAAGCTTGTAGAAACAGCAATACCGTTTGTTGGCTTTTTCAAGCGCAAGTTTCACATAGTGCCCGTTGCGGCAACTGAAGGCGCGGGGTGGTCACTTTCAGCACTATATGAAACCGAGTACACAGACTATTTTAATATAAGCGTCAATGCACTGCTTTTCAAAGGTGTCAATGGCCAAACAGGCGAATTTTATTTTGCAGAGTACCGGATATATGCACGGCTTTATACAAGCTTATTGGAGGTAGCCGCTGTTGCTACGCACCCAATACCCGCTAACGATTTGGTGCCTGCAAACCAAAACTATACAAGGATTGTACCCTATGGCATAAACCAGTTTGTTGTATACGACGAATTCCAAGGCACTCCCAACAAGTTTGGCCGCGTGCCTGAAGGTTCGCCGGATTCGGGGCTTTATTACAGGCAGCTTCTGCCCGCTGTTGAATCGGGCGCGTCTAACGCAATACCCATATCGCAGAGCAATTGGAAAGCCGTTTCGCTGTGGTATTACGATACGAGCGCTACGAAGTATTTCTTGCGCGTAGAGGGCGAAAAAGTGCTTTTGCGCGACTGCTTCCCGCTGCACTCGGTTATACAGGCGCTGCTTAATGCTAATAAGCTTAATTTGACTTTCACAGCGTCTTCGGAATGCTCGCAATTCCTATACGCTGCAATTAACCCACTTGGAGGCTTCACGTTCTTGGATTTTGATTTTGCAGGCATTTTAGACGCGTACGCAGGAAACCTAAAATGGCTTTTGACGCCCAAGTCTAACGCTATATACGGCAATTACGAGCAGCCTGCGGCAATAGCTGAAATAACACTTGAAGGCGTGCTTAAAATGCTCAAGACTTGCTTCAACTGCTATTGGCACCTAGAAAATGGCATGCTGCGCATAGAACATATTTCATGGTACGACAAGGGCGGCACGTATTCAGGCGTAGAGGTTGGGGCAGACTTGACTAGCTTGATACAGCCAAGGAACGGAAAGCCGTGGAGCTTTGCTCAAAACAAGTGGAGCTATGAAAAGCAGAATATGCCCGAGCGCATTGAATTTTCTTGGATGGACAAAGTAAGCTCGGGATTTGAAGCGGCCCCCGTCAACATGATAGGCAAGTTCGTGCAGCCAGGGAACATAGAGGAGCGTTCAGCCACAGGATTCACTACAGATGTGGACTTTATGGCAGCCAACCAATCGGAAGTGTCTAAGCAAGGCTTCTGCATGTTTGGGGCAGTGATTCACGAGGGTATAAACAAAGCGCCTTTCGTAGAGGTAGCTATACCCGGCTATGAGCTTTCTTTGCAGAATGGGTTTTTGTCATTCCCGTATCTGCGAGATAGGTTCTTGCTGTTCAACCTGCCCACGGACAATGTAGAGATTGATGGGCAAGAGCAGACAATAATTGGCAACGTAAGCCGGTTCAAAAAACAAGACGTTGCCTATCCGCACGTAAGCTCAAACTATTACGCGCTAGTTAGAACCGAACTAGGCTTAGGCAAACTGCAATCGACGTCGCTAGACTTCGAAAGCATGATGGAAAAATCGACTATAATGCACGAAACAATATAACGCAATGACACCTTACGCAAACAATTTCAGCGTCTTGCCTTTCTATACGAACGCAGCGCAGCTTCAACATAAACGCAGTTACAGCTACGGAGACAAATATGCGCTTTACTCATATAACAGCAAAATACTGCCTTTCCAAATAAAGAGGCCTACGAGCATTGCGCCAATAGTTTCTTGCGTGCTGAAGCCGGAGGGAGGCGACGCGCTAGACATAACAGCCGAGATGCTAGCGGCAGGTTTGAACATACAAGCGTTCAGTGGCTATGACTTGATTGTCAACCCGTCGGCTATGATTTTCCCCGAATTGCAGCTTGTAGAGGGGCGCCATACTTTGGAAATTTCAGACGGGGTAACTACATGGCATAGCGATATTTTCACGGTGCGCAACGATACGTCAAAGTTGGTTAAGCTTTTGTTTTGGGATTCGCAGAACCTAGAGCACGCACATGGCCAAATATCCTACGCCTATCCGTTCAAGAACTACATACTGCTAGACACAGAGATTGGCAAGCCTGAATATAAATTCGAAGAAGAAGTAAGCCGCCGCGATGGGTATCTGTTTTATGAAAAACAGATAAGCTATAAGCTTTTCAAATTTGCATTTTTGGCGCCCGAGTACCTATGCGACGTGCTGCGATTGGTGCGGATGCACGATTATATAAAAATAATTGACAAAAATGCAAATTATTCAATAGAAAGTATTATATTCGACACGAATTGGCAGGACCAAGGAAATTTGGCAGCCGTCAGCGCAGAATTCGAATGCGATACGGTTGTAAAAAAGATAGGTAGAGGCCTGCCTATAAGCCCATTGGGTGGATTCAGTAATGACTTTAGCGACGACTTTGACAATCAATAATTTATGTGGGATGCACTAAAAAGTGCCGTGTCTGCGGTTATCACAGACAACGACAGCAACGAAATTACAGGGCCAATATTGGAAGCGCTGCTTAATAGCAACGTCATACCGCAGCTTGGTTCTGCGCAGATAGCCGGTGTTGCAGTTCCTACGACGGTTCCAAGTAGCTTGCCTGAAAAGCCTACATTCTATTTTGCTTACAAGTTAGGTACTTACTCTAACTTCTCAAGCATAACCATAAAAGAGTCAGGCCTATATCTGCTGTTTTGGAATTTTGCAACGGGTGTTTGGAACGTAGTGCGGCTATACGATTCAGCAAACAGGCTTGGTGTAAGCTCGCTGAATTATGTTGCTTCTAACGGCACAGCTGTTGGCACTTTGCAATCAGGGTATTATAGCCTAGTCGAGGCTATCGACGCCGTGCCCTCGGGTCCACCGATTGGTATGGTTATTCCTAACACAATAACCTATCAAAATAGTCCTATGAATTCGACACCCGTGTTGATTTATATAAAGGGCTTGGTGCGCGTAGGTCGCGAATACCGTTCACTGCTTGTGCAAGATTATTATACAGACAGCACCACGTATTGTGCCAACCTAGAGGGAGACTATGTGCTTACGCTGCCGCCCGGGGCAACAGTGCAAGCAACCTGCGAAGCCTTATATTTGAATCCAACAATAACGTCTTTAGGTGCTGCGTTTGCTGAAAAGACAAGGTTTAAGATTACATTCACAGCCGCAGTCCCGGCCGTTACGGTAATAGCTGTAGCAGGAACCTACGTAAAAGCTGCAGGCACGACAGTGATAAGCAATGCTGTGAACGCTACACAGGCTAGCAATAACAGGGCTGTGTGGGGAGGTGCTACAGCATCAAATGTGCGTATCGAAGGTGTAATATCTGTTAATAGTAATGCAAACAACCAAATAGGCGCACAGATACGCGTATATAGTGCTGCGAACGTCTTGCTTGAAACACTGCGGCCACCAATAATAACAACGGATGGCAACGGTCGCTATGAAAATCTAAGCATATCGGATGTGATAACTTCAATGCAAAATGGATATTACATAGAGCTTTGGCTGGCTAACTTAACTGCGGTGCAAAACGTATCCGTCGCGCAAAACAGCAAATATAACTTAATAGCATAATGGCACCCATACTCAAAGCTTATGTATTAGTGGTATTACAGCATGCTAAGAAGCTAGCTTTATTTGGATTTAGCGATGGCTACAATGTTGCCATCGCTTCTTCCACGTTTGTTTGCTTTGTCGAATTCATAACGCGCGCTTTTGAGATAGAGGTATTCGGCGTGCCAAACACGGTGCTGTTTGCCATATTCGCCACAATAGCCATAGACGCCTATTATGGCATACGCAAGTCTGTTATGCAGAGCAAAGCGGCGTTCGAGATGGCAAGCCTTTATGGAGACGGCCCCGAGTATAGGAAATTGATGCGCACGCACGAAACCAAAAAGTTTCAGCTAAGCAAGCTGCGCTATACGTTTTTCAAATGCTTCACGCTTCTCGGGTATCTGTATTTTGCAAATAAGCTTTTGCAGTTCGATGCAAATAGCGACCTCCTTGCCATTGTTGGCTTCGCAGGCAGCTTGGTTCTTAAGGTGCCACTTACTATATTTTGGTACTACGACTTCAAGAGCATAGGCGAAAATTCTGCCCACGTGTATGGCAAAAAAGCACCTATATTCGTTATTATAGAAAAGCTTGTTGACCTCAAGATAAAAGACTTAAAACTATGACAGCAGACGCCTTAAAAGAGCAAATAGCTTTAGTGATAAAACAGAACGGAAACCAGGAAATAACTGGTTACTTATTGCAGCAAGAGTTGTTTCGCATCGTGGATGCTGCTTATGGCTACACAGACGACGAAATAGATGCTGCGCTAGACGCTTCAGCAGAATTGACGCTAGAGCCTGTTTTAGCACAGCAAAACGCGCCGGGCACGCAAAGCTTAGGGTTTAGATACCTAGTAGCTACCGCGCCAACCGGGGCATGGGTTGGCAGAGCAAACGAAATAGCTGAATGGGATGGTGTGGGTTGGGTTTATACAACACCTGTGCTAGGAAATACCGTATATGTTGCGAGTGCTTTGATTACAAGGCGTTGGAGTGGCACGGCTTGGGTTACGGCCTCAAGCACAGCTGTTTTGAGCAACGGCCAAAATGGTGTGGCAAGCGGATTAAAGTTTGGTACTAACAATAACACGCCCGTAATACTGCGCAGCAATAACGTAGACAGGCTTAGGCTTGGTACAAATGGCACGCTTGGCTACGAAGCAGACACATCTGCGGGCTATACGGGTTTGAGCGTCCCGCATGTTAGTTGGGTGCAGGACTACGTTACTGCTAACGGTGGCTTAGGTGCAGGCCAAGGCTTGACTGAAAACGCAGGCAATATTGATTTGGGGGGAAGCATTGACCAATACGCTACGCTGAATCTTAACCCAATGAATGGTGAATTTGGCGTGCTCGCGGAAGACGGCGGCACTTTTATGTCGGCATATTTTGGCTCGCTTGGCTCGCCATATCAAGGTTATGTAAGCTTAATAACAGGCAATGAAAGCGCATCAAGAGGCCAATTGCAGTTAAACCCTGAATCTGTTGAGTTAAAATGCAATAACCAAACGGAAGGCATATTTACTTACTTACAATTCGGGCCAGACAGAGGGGAGCTGTTAACCACAGATAATATAGGCCGCGAATCAGTCGTATTAACTGCGCCAAATGTGACAGCCATTAGCTATTCGGGCAGTGAAAACTATTCAAGCATGGTTTTGTCAAACACTGGACTTGCTGCAAGAGGTAAAACAATCGGACTTCAAACAGATATGATTAGCATATCTACGTTTGATTATGGCAGCGAAGAAGCTTTGTTTATAGCAAACTACAGCCAAGACCTTAGCGAAAGAACTTTTTTTAATATGTACGCGTCTGGCCTAAATTTAGGTTATATAGATCAGGTGACGCAGTTAGATACGCAAATTAATGTTGACGGTCCAGACATAAGTATAAGTGCGCAAGGCCGTTTAGATTTTAGGGGCAACCGGCTTGCTTTCTTTGGCAATGACCTTTTTTTAGGTGCAGCGCCTATTGGGAGCGCAAGTAATGCTTTGCTAGTATATACTCAAGATGGGAACTACGCTATCCCTTTAATTAGCGTTCCATAATTCAATTTTCAGATGCTTTTATGTGTTTAATCTTAAAACATTTTTCTTAAGCCCAATTTCACTTATGAAACAGATTAAAGAAGCTCGCACTTTCGTGAGCACAATCGACGTAGTTGCAACAGGCACGGACCTAGTGGCCAAACAGTCAGGCTTTACATTCAGCAAAACCCTGCGCGATGGCGACGGCAATGCAATCAAGGCTGAAGAGGCCATTCAGGTTACTGCGTTGGCCAACCAAGTCGTAATTGCCCGGTCCAAGCCGCAGCAGGAGCGCAGAGGCCCCGGCCAACAGCAAGAGCCGCCTACCAACACTGTGATTCCTATGGTTGGAGCCTATGCGGCGCTTGCGTCGCTGCCTCCGGCCGAAGCCGTGGAAAAGGTATTGAACGACTTCGTTCTTCCGCTGTTCGAGTAAAATAAAAATGGACGCATTCATAATAGGATGCGTCCATTTTCAATCCAAATACAAAAGTAATGATT